GGTCATCTGCAATATCATACAGTTTGGTATCCACACCATCATCCGATTTACGCAATCCGCGGCCTATTGATTGGAGTACTCTGATTTGACTCTTACTAGGAGACGCGAATACAATGTTATGAATGTTTTTGATATTAATGCCAGTGGAGAAAGTACCCAGACTAGCGAGAATAATAGAGTTCTTTTGACGGTCGACAATGTTTCGGATTTGCTCTCTGTCACTTGTTTTTGTTTCGCCTGAGACGAAGAAGAATCGTTGGTCATCTTTGAGTCGTTGTTGTATCAGATCCCGTAGAACCTTGCCGTGTTTGTCCACAAGGTTAAACAATACCAGAGTATTGCCGGTTTGATTGACTGCCAGATTCGCAATGAATTTGTTTCGTTTTTCGTATTTGACGATGAAATCAATTTCATCCTGATACGTCCTCTTGTCTGTGAGTTGACAATGTTCCCTCGCATATTTAAGTAATACTATATCTATATCTAATCCAGCAAGCGCATCTCGTTTCTGTAACTCGTGGGTGGTGGTGACGCGATGCACGGGCCCGAACAAACCTTCAAGTACTAGGCGATGCACTTGTGTGCCGTCGAGAGTTCCAGTTAAACCAAATCGATATTCTGCTTTCACCGCCTTGTTCATGATAGACGACAGAGATTTTGATTTAAACCCGTGCACCTCATCACCGACGACACAACCGAATTGTTGGAACCAAGGTGGCCCCAACTTATAGATTGATTGCCATGTGGAGATGACTACTGGACATTCTGTTTCTTTGTCCTTACCGGAATAGATGCGATGACAGTTTGTTTCCACATCAAAACCGTAATCCGAGAAGTCTTTATACATCTGTTCTACCAGAGATGTGGTAGGAACAATGAGTAGAAGTTTCTTGTCGTGGTTGGCCAGATACCAACGTGCCAGTAGATAGATAATGAATGACTTACCCGATCCAGTTGGGGATAGTAGAATGGCCCGTTTGTTCTCGATACCGTGTACGATTGCATCATACTGGTAGTCACGAGGTTTAAAAGGTAGATTGAGAGTCTCAAGGTATTCTTGAAACGCCATGTGAGGGACTTTGTTCTTGTCATACGGAAACCCATACGGAGATTCTTCTACCTTGATTCCGTATGCACGTTCTTGTGCAAACTTACGTATAGACTCATACAGGCCTGCATTGATCTCCCCGTTGGTACGGTTGAACATACGAATCTTGCCATCCCAGATACGCTTCTTTACTGCGGGCATGAACTTAGCCCCTGGCACCTCAAAGGTAAAATGTTCACTCAATTCGGAGACGATATGAGGCGGACACTCCGTCATTTGAAGCATCGCATAGTTCTTCATTTTGAACTTTATTACTTCCACAAGTGCCTATTCTTTTCTGCGTCACGGAATGTGATGGCAGTAATGAAGAATGCGCCCAAAAGAATAAGGTGACCACCAACACTGTAAATACCAAAATAAATTGTCCATCCTGCCCAGAACGTAAACGCAACCGTCCACATCACAGACAGATAGAACATGAGAATAAACTGTGTCAACTCATTCGGTATGTGTCGCAGTGGGTTTATTTTCAAATCAAAAAAGAACTCATAGAGATCTCTCACCGCATATCCAATTTTATTGATCATCTTTCCATCCTTGCTTTCGCCATCGATTCAACGTTTCTTCATGAATTGCTTTATGTGAGTAGTACATAGTGATACCACCAAACACCATCGGACACAAAAATATTGCAAGTAAACCAAACTCTCCAATCACTTGTCTAAATCCTTTAGTTTAAACTTTCCATCCTTTTCGATCACGTAGGTTGCGATCTCTACAAATGTTCCTGTGTTTACCAGATCCTCAGTTATATAGGGCATGTGTGTATGACCGTATACCACGACATCAGCTCCATCCAAGTGTCGTAGTTTCTCTTCAATCGCGAATGCCTTGTTGATCGTGTTCTTTACTCTGTCCTTGCACCACTTACTGATTGACCAATACTTCAGGCCAAACAATGATCGTATTTTGGCCACGAACCCATTGAGGTGTAATAACAGGTTGTAGAAGAAATCACCGACCACTTGTAATTTGTGTGTCACCGAATCGAACTGATCACCATGTACACACAAAATTCTTTTCTCTCCTGATCTATACTCATACTGTCGACACAACTTCAATCCCGCCAGTTTATTCGTATACTCTTGCAGATGAAACAGAGGGTAGTCGTGATTGCCGATGACATAGATCACCTCTTTTGTCTTTGCAATCTTCAGAATCTTTTTGAGAAACTTTGTGTGGTGTTCGTCCCAGTACGGTCGCCGCATCATACTTTGAATGTCAAAGATGTCCCCAATCAGAATGAGTCTATCAAATTTCTCTTTCTCTAACACCTTGACAGCATCTGCTGCACGAGAGAATTTGAAACCGATGTGTACGTCACTCATGAGTAGAGTTCTCAAAATCCAGCCTCAAACTTCTTCCATTCAATTATGTTACGGATGTTCTGGTGGCGCCACTTCAAGTTCTCCATGATATCCTTGAGTGTATCTATACACGTCTTTAAGTACTCGATCTTGGCCTCCGATTCCTGTAACTCTTTGTCTGCTTCGACGAAGTGTGCCATATCACCCTTGAGGATTTTAAGACCTTCGTAGGGATCATAGTCCCATCCGAATCGATCAATCTCTTCCTTGGACAACTTACCAGAGTACCACAACCACTTATTCTTCATGAGAATAGACTGTTTAAACTCCGCATCCTTTAATTTGATTTTGTATGTAGAGTATAGTTCCAGATACTTGGCGTGTAACATAGTGGTCTGTACCGAACTAGCGTCCAGTGCATTCATTTCAATCAAAGAGTCTTTCTTCCACTCTTCGAGTATTCTTTCAAGATTCATAATGTGTCCGATGTAGAGATAACCTCTACATTATATCAGTTAAAGGTGAAATAGTCAAATCTAAACGATACGGGGAATGATAGAAATTGTTCTGCGACCGTTGCGTTTAACGAGATCTGACCTACCGATACGGGGAATGCACTCGCATACCGGAATGTACGATTCACGTTGTTATGACTTGACAAGATGGCCACAGTTATGTCATAATACGACGATGGTTGATTTCCTGATTCACCAAGACCTTGACCACCTAATGCAGTGAGATTGTGTTTGGTGTCGGTTGCAGTCATCATCCAGTTATATAGTTCACGGTAAGAGTTCATGTCTTCGTCTAGAAGTACATCCATCTGTAGGATACCGAACTCCACGGCATCGCCCACAAACGGCACGCTAGATATACGTGAGAACCCAATCTCAGTGGCGGGAAGATCTACATTAGGATGTTGTACAGACTGTGCATAAAATTGAACGTTACCGAACTGTTGTCGGTTGATCACTACCTTGAACCCATTGGGTTGCAAGTAGTTCGTTCCGCAATCAAAAGTGTTAGAGGCCATGTTGACTTCCTGTAAAAGTTTTAGTATAATGTCTCTTCAAATGAGAGTAATGTATGTATTTATCTAAGTCAGACGCCTATTATGCGGCAAATATTTTCAACGATTTCTTCCAGAATATGGAACGAGTCGATGACTACATGCGTACCGTAAAACTGGAACGTATGGACTCTATGCCGTTATCTCTGCCAGGCCTTGGCCCTGAGACAGATCTGTTCAATGATCACACCATGCATCCGATGGACATGGACATCTCATTTCAACCAGTTCCGGTCAGCAAGTTACACACGTATCTTGAGATCACAACGTCTGCACCTATCGAACAGAGTATCCCTGGCAAGTCTCTGTGTCTACTCGTGAAAGAGAACAATACCAATAAAATCCTTGGTATGATTCGTCTAGGTTCTCCCGTCATCAACTCACGACCACGTAACGAATGGTTGGGTCGACCCTTAGACTCATCTAATCCGGATGTGATGCGTCGATTCAATCAGTCTGCGATCATGGGTTTTGCAATCGTGGGTGTGCAACCCGCATCGTTCAATATCCTTGGCGGTAAACTTCTGGCGTTGATCTGTTGTTCTCATGACGTTCGTCGTATGTTGAGTAAGAAGTATGACAGTGAGTTCTGTCTGTTCGAAACGACATCTCTCTATGGTTCAACCAAATCGTCGTCACAGTATGATGGTCTCAAACCATTCATTCGACAGACTGGCCTGACTGACTCCAAGTTTGCACCGTTGATCAACGATCACAACTTCCGTACACTCGACTCATGGTTTGCAGAGAAGAATGATGGTGAATACATAATCGACCGTGAAGCAACGTCACGTAAACTCAAGACACAGACCAAGATGGTTGGTATCATCAAACGATCTCTCAAAGAAGTCGATGAAGATGCATACAAGAAGTTTTGTGCAACATACAACAAGGCACTAGGCCTGACAGAACAAAAACGTTCTTATATCAGTACGTATGGATATGAGAATGTACCGCAGTATCTCAATCTTGAAACAGACACATTGATCAAGAAAGAGAACTACGACAGATTCGAGTCCGGAGAACTCATCTCATGGTGGAAGCGTAAAGCAACATCACGGTATGAGAAACTTCGCGATGAGAATAGGTTAAGAACCGAACAAGAAGTTTGGAATATTAACCCAGATAGTATTGACATTATCAGATAATTTTGATACTATATAATACTGTACTGTATAAATCTCGCCACAGAGTTTCAGTGCAATCCATTATTAACGAAACAGTTAGAGGAATCTACAATGCAATTAGCTACAAATATACCTACGTACAAATATCCACTCGTAAACAACTTCGAGTTGTTCCACCAACTTTACGATACCACTCAACTTCTATCCCTTCCTGAATGGGACGATGATACGGATTATAGTTATTTTCCGCACATTGATGACCTTTTAGAAACTTTGTCTGTCGATGACATCAAAGAGGGACAAATGTATTCTGTCCGTGTTCCTATCGATATGATCCATTCATCTGATAAACTAGATGGTGGCCTAGACCGCGCACGAGCTGTAAACAGTGAAGCTGGTGTTAAGGTATGTAAAGACCATCTGAATGAAGAATTTCGTGGCCAGACAAAGGGTTATCGTCAGACCGACGCTGGTTCTATGTTTGGTTTCTTGAGATTTACTCCACTCGGCGATATTGTCGTTTTGAAGACTCAGGGTAACAATCGTCTTATGATGAAACTTCTTGCCAATCGTGGTCAAAATAGTGAAGTCTTGATGAACGTTGTTTTCCACGATCCCAATGCCTCTGAAGATGACATGTTGGCGATTGAAGGTGCCAACCACTACACCGACGCGGAAGATCGTCGTAAGCAAAATGAGAACGATAAGTTCTGTGCTGGTATCGTTGCTGGTCGCCAAGACTCCCTTGATGCGTTAAACTTCCTTCGCGAAGCAGGTCTCAACTATAGAGACATCTGGCAGAATCGAGGCATATCAGAGGTTGGTGGAGTACCCGTAGACGAACTGATCAGTATTGGTTCTCTTACCGGACTGACATCTGGTGACGGTAACGGATGGATGCGTAAGTACGGTCGTTCCAATCTCCTTGCCGCTGCAAACATTCTTTCTCGTGTTTGTAAGGAAATCACCAAGGAGACTGAGTTCTCTTCCACTGCTCTTGGGGTTATTGCACTTCTATACAAGTCTATGACTGAGTATGGATACACGACTAACAATGTAAACCCATTGTTTACTCGTGATCAGATCGATACATTTGTGTTTGAGTTCTTCCGTATGAAGAACAAACCAACAGATGTAGATATCTTTGCTTCACCAATGTCCAAGAAAATTCCTATCTACGGCGTTGCCGAACTAAAGGCCTCACAAGTCAAGAACTTTGCCTTTATCATGGGTAGTGTGTTCTGGCCTTGGATTCGTATGTACTATACGAATGTAAAGGGTAACACAAACTCGTTTGGTTCAACGTCTGGTGCTGCGGAATATATTCTAAAAGAATGTAATGATCGTTTCTTGAATAAAGAAATGCGGAAGATACTCGACGGAGATATCTAAAAAAAAGGGGGACTTTCGTCCCCCAATCTTTACCACTATATTATTATCGTTCTTATGCGAGGATGTTGTCGACGCGGAAGATACGATAGTACTGGTTAGTACGGAT